AGTACCAGCGTACGGCCCACAGAATGATGTCACGCTGAAAATGCCGGCCTTTGAATGGGTTCATGTGCAGCTCCATCAGCAAAAGGGGATGATAAGTTTATCACCACCGACTATTTGCAACAGTGCCGGAAGGAATATGATTCATATCGGTGAGGAAGGTGCCCAGAAAACGGACACATCCAATTTGCAGGGCAATGCCCAGACGGTTGTGATCACCTCTGCTTTTTCCGATAAATTCCTTGTCTGCTTCATCAAGGTGAAAATATCGTGCCAGCTGAAGCTCATCCGGTTCACCGGTGAATCTGCCATAGCTTTCAGTCTGCTCAGTGGTCAGAAAGTCAACGGGCATATCGGCCTCCCTGCCTGACGGGCATTTAGTAACATTTTTCCAACCGTACGAAATGTTATAAATTATCGGACATCGTAAAACTGTTACATTAATATGTCTATTAAATCGTAAATTTGTAATAATAGACATGAGTTGTCCGATATTCGATTTAAGGTACATTTTTATGCGACTTTTTGGTTACGCTCGGGTCTCAACCAGTCAGCAGTCTCTTGATCTTCAGGTCAGAGCACTCAAAGACGCAGGTGTGAAAGCAAACCGTATATTTACCGATAAGGCATCCGGCAGTTCAACAGACCGGGAAGGGCTGGATTTGCTGAGGATGAAGGTGGAGGAAGGTGATGTCATTCTGGTTAAGAAGCTCGACCGTCTTGGCCGCGACACTGCCGATATGATCCAACTGATAAAGGAATTTGACGCTCAGGGCGTGGCAGTCCGGTTCATTGATGACGGGATCAGTACCGACGGTGATATGGGGCAAATGGTGGTCACCATCCTGTCGGCTGTGGCACAGGCTGAACGCCGGAGGATCCTAGAACGCACGAATGAGGGCCGACAGGAAGCAAAGCTGAAAGGAATCAAATTTGGCCGCAGGCGTACCGTGGACAGGAACGTCGTGCTGACGCTTCATCAGAAGGGCACTGGTGCAACGGAAATTGCTCATCAGCTCAGTATTGCCCGCTCCACGGTTTATAAAATTCTTGAAGACGAAAGGGCCTCGTGATACGCCTATTTTTATAGGTTAATGTCATGATAATAATGGTTTCTTAGACGTCAGGTGGCACTTTTCGGGGAAATGTGCGCGGAACCCCTATTTGTTTATTTTTCTAAATACATTCAAATATGTATCCGCTCATGAGACAATAACCCTGGTAAATGCTTCAATAATATTGAAAAAGGAAGAGTATGAGTATTCAACATTTTCGTGTCGCCCTTATTCCCTTTTTTGCGGCATTTTGCCTTCCTGTTTTTGCTCACCCAGAAACGCTGGTGAAAGTAAAAGATGCTGAAGATCAGTTGGGTGCACGAGTGGGTTACATCGAACTGGATCTCAACAGCGGTAAGATCCTTGAGAGTTTTCGCCCCGAAGAACGTTTTCCAATGATGAGCACTTTTAAAGTTCTGCTATGTGGTGCGGTATTATCCCGTGTTGACGCCGGGCAAGAGCAACTCGGTCGCCGCATACACTATTCTCAGAATGACTTGGTTGAGTACTCACCAGTCACAGAAAAGCATCTTACGGATGGCATGACAGTAAGAGAATTATGCAGTGCTGCCATAACCATGAGTGATAACACTGCTGCCAACTTACTTCTGACAACGATCGGAGGACCGAAGGAGCTAACCGCTTTTTTGCACAACATGGGGGATCATGTAACTCGCCTTGATCGTTGGGAACCGGAGCTGAATGAAGCCATACCAAACGACGAGCGTGACACCACGATGCCTGCAGCAATGGCAACAACGTTGCGCAAACTATTAACTGGCGAACTACTTACTCTAGCTTCCCGGCAACAATTAATAGACTGGATGGAGGCGGATAAAGTTGCAGGACCACTTCTGCGCTCGGCCCTTCCGGCTGGCTGGTTTATTGCTGATAAATCTGGAGCCGGTGAGCGTGGGTCTCGCGGTATCATTGCAGCACTGGGGCCAGATGGTAAGCCCTCCCGTATCGTAGTTATCTACACGACGGGGAGTCAGGCAACTATGGATGAACGAAATAGACAGATCGCTGAGATAGGTGCCTCACTGATTAAGCATTGGTAACTGTCAGACCAAGTTTACTCATATATACTTTAGATTGATTTAAAACTTCATTTTTAATTTAAAAGGATCTAGGTGAAGATCCTTTTTGATAATCTCATGACCAAAATCCCTTAACGTGAGTTTTAGTTCCACTGAGCGTCAGACCCCTTTTACCGCGCTTTTCCGCGTTTTGCTGGCTGGTGGGCGCTCTTTCTGTTTAGCGATACGGCGGTCGATAGAATCCCGCATTTTCTGATATTGCGATTCTCGCCAAGCGGGGTCAGCCAACTTTTCCCGTTGCCGAGCGATCGCTCGTTCTCTGGCTGCCTTCTGCCACTCGCGGCGCTGTTCAAGTTTTTGTTCGATTGTTTTCATATGGCAAAAAAAAAGGCGGCCTAATGGCCGCCAATGATGTCAAGGAGTTAAGTAATGGCAACGTCTTCGTAGTTGACAAAAACTGCGGCTTAATTATAGCAATCAATTAGAGCAATGGTAGATATTTTGTTAATCGCGAATCACATTTTTTCACTTCAGTACCTGTGTGCTATACTCCTTCTTGATTGATTGGATGCGGAATACAAACCCGCTCTTTTGTGCAGCCTGGCTCCTTGCCAGGCTTTTTTTATTTCATCATGGAAGCTGTTAACGCTTTGGATCTTGCTGAACTGATTGAAAGGGCATTGTTTACCTTACCCAGGAGTTCGCCAAATTCCACCATCACTCTAGTAAGCCCGCGCCGCGCTTCCTCCTCCGTTGCATTCATCACAAAATGTTCAGCACTCCGCATGCTTTTAACGGGGAACGCAACAGATATCGAGTCGATATCAGGCATCCTATCGCTCAACTTTACGGTGACAATGACAGATGGTGACTGAATTTGAGAGCTTACAGACAGCACCACATATTTTCCGTCTATTTTGAAATCCTTCCGCATGTGTCACCATAAATATCAAATAATTAGAGCAATCAGTTGCAAATAAACGGCTAATCGCCATCTTCCAGCAGGCGCACCATTGCCCCCGTTTCACTATCCAGGTTACGAATGTAGTTCATGACAATATTTACGTTGGTCCAGCCACCAGCTTGCATGATCTCCGGTATTGAAACTCCGGCGCGGGCCATATCTCGCGCGGCTCCGACACGGGCACTGTGTCCAGACCAGGCCAGGTATCTCTGACCAGAGTCATCCTTAGCGCCGTAAATCAATCGATGAGTTGCTTCAAAAATCCCTTCCAGGGCGCGAGTTGATAGCTGGCTGGTAGCAGATGGCGCGGCAACACCATTTTTTCTGACACGGCAAAACAAGTAGTTATTCGGATCATCAGCCACACCAGAGACAGAAATCCATCGCTCGACCAGTTTAGTTACCCCCAGGCTAAGTGCCTTCTCTACACCTGCGGTGCTAACCAGCGTTTTCGTTCTGCCAATATGGATTAACATTCTCCCACCGTCAGTACGTGAGATATCTTTAACCCTGATCCTGGCAATTTCGGCTATACGTAACAGGGTGTTATAAGCAATCCCCAGAAATGCCAGATTACGTATATCCTGGCAGCGATCGCTATTTTCCATGAGTGAACGAACCTGGTCGAAATCAGTGCGTTCGAACGCCAGTGCCTGTTTTGCACGTTCACCGGCATCAACGTTTTCTTTTCGGATCCGTCGCATGACCAGTGAAACAGCATTACTGTCACTTGGTCGTGGCAGCCCGGACCGACGATGAAGCATGTTTAGCTGGCCCAAATGTTGCTGGATAGTTTTTACTGCCAGACCGCGCGCCTGAAGATATAGAAGATAATCGCGAACATCTTCAGGTTCTGCGGGAAACCATTTCCGGTTATTCAACTTGCACCATGCCGCCCACGACCGGCAAACGGACAGAAGCATTTTCCAGGTATGCTCAGAAAACGCCTGGCGATCCCTGAACATGTCCATCAGATTCTTGCGAACCTCATCACTCGTTGCATCGACCGGTAATGCAGGCAAATTTTGGTGTACGGTCAGTAAATTGGACATTTAACACTCAGATAATGGTTTTAAGTAAAGTGTACAGGATCGGCTCTGCCTTTACCTGTTTATGGTTCTCGTCATAGAAACGCCAGCGACCGCGCGTGCGTTCTATTTTTTCTTCACCGCGCGATAATGACAGTTGGCAACTATCACGATCAAACCCTTTTGCCCGCCAGTAACCACGGTTTTTCTCAAGCTCAAGATGAGTGGACACTTTAGCAGTTGAATATCCCATTTTTCACCTCTGATTGATTGGTGGTGCTAAGTGCGCTACGCGAAATCTGTAGGACTAACACCGCCAATTTTTCACAGATTTTACGTAGCGCAACCTTGATCAAATGATCAAGTGATCACTATTTGACCTGCCAAGGTATTGAACTGTATGGATTTACAGGTAAATTGATCATATTCAATAACCCTTAATATAACTTCGTATAATGAACGCTATACGAAGTTATTAGGTCTGAAGAGGAGTTTACGTCCAGCTGCGTATAAAAATCAAGAATTATTAGAGCAATAAATTTTGAGAGAAAAATCCCACTCCACCAGCCAAAAACTGGATTGTTTTTCATAGTTGTTTGACAATTGCTCTAATAAATTATAGTTTTGCCGCCGTTTCGTAATACAACTTTGGATTCACTATTTAATGTGTCTTCAGCGTTGTAGAGCGGCTCAGAAGGAAATGAGCAAACAGGGAAACCTTATACAACGGCATTACAGCTATGCATTGCTCATCTTACACACAGCGCAATGTTGTAGGATTACCCCAGCATGGATCATGGGTGAAACAGTAGGTCAGAGCTTCAGGCTCTGTGTTGTCAATACAGTGAGGCATAATTATGGCTTTCATTCCACCAACCATCGACGACGTTAGACATTGCTCTAACGCTTTATCTGTAGACCCCGCCGAAACCGACGCTGCCCGCGCCATTGCTGAACACTACTCAAAGATATCCAATCAGGAGTACCGCATCACCCAAGACGACCTGGATGATCTCACTGACACAATCGAATATCTCATGGCCACTAACCAGCCAGACTCACAATAAATGCACTAATAAATCTATTATTTTCGTTGGATCCTTCTATAATGGTGGCCAACAACTCCCAGTGTAATCCGCTGTGAGTTGTTGGCCATGTCAATTCTGGAGGAGGATCAATGATAAATTATGTCTACGGCGAACAACTGTACCAGGAGTTCGTCAGCTTCAGGGATCTCTTTCTAAAAAAAGCTGTTGCACGCGCCCAACACGTTGATGCCGCCAGCGACGGTCGTCCTGTTCGCCCGGTTGTCGTTCTGCCGTTCAAAGAAACGGACAGCATTCAGGCTGAAATTGATAAATGGACTTTAATGGCGCGGGAACTGGAACAGTACCCAGACCTCAATATCCCAAAGACTATTTTATATCCAGTGCCTAACATCCTTCGCGGTGTGCGTAAGGTTACAACTTATCAGACAGAAGCTGTGAACAGCGTCAACATGACCGCTGGCCGCATTATTCATCTGATTGATAAGGACATTCGCATCCAGAAAAGCGCGGGGATCAATGAGCACAGTGCGAAATACATAGAGAACCTGGAAGCAACAAAAGAGCTAATGAAGCAGTACCCGGAGGATGAAAAATTCCGTATGCGTGTACACGGCTTTAGCGAAACAATGTTGCGCGTCCATTACATTTCCAGTAGCCCTAACTACAATGATGGTAAATCAGTTAGTTACCATGTGCCGCTGTGTGGTGTGTTTATCTGCGATGAAACTCTCCGTGATGGAATCATCATCAACGGTGAATTCGAGAAAGCAAAATTTAGCCTTTATGACTCTATAGAACCGATCATCTGCGACCGCTGGCCGCAGGCAAAAATATATCGCCTGGCAGATATTGAAAATGTAAAAAAACAAATTGCCATCACTCGCGAAGAGAAAAAGGTCAAATCAGCCGCATCAGTTACGCGCAGCCGTAAAACTAAGAAGGGGCAGCCAGTAAACAGCAACCCCGAAAGCGCGCAATAGTTTTCCATCCGGCATGGTCAAATTGTTATTCATTAAGCCATGCCAGAGCTTCATCAACCTGCGCTTCGTCTTCGACGCTAAGCACTTCATCTTGGGGAACATAGTTCGCCAACATAGCGAAACAATATGTATCCCAATGGTCCGGTGAGTGCAGGTTGAGTTTTTTCTTCATATCTTCCTTTGACATCACCTTCCATTGACCTGCGGAATTTATCCCTACCGGTATCTTTGATGCTTCCTCTATAGTCGCAGCCCCCTTATCAAGCCGCATACGCCCTGATTTTACAGCTTCTGCCGCCTGAATATTCGCGAAAGCGCGCATATCGAAATAAAGGCTTTTATCTTCACGGCTGTGCATCTTTTTACCCCAGCGGATACGCTGGACGGTAATGCCATAGCGTTCGTACATTAGATCAGCCGTCGATTTCCCCAAGCCATCGCCATCAATAGCTATGGTTATGTTCGGGAACCGTTCTGGGTTACATTCTGCGAAAATCTTGGCGGCTAACTGCGTTTCTGTAACGTCTGTGTATTCCAGCATACGATAGTTGATTACACGGCGTTTATTTCGCTGGCCGGACACCATCATGATATTAATAACGGACTTATCTCGTCCTGTGCCACCAGCAACGTCAACACATGCAACCCAGCCCCATCCTTTGGCAATCTTGACCTTTCGCCGCGTCGCCCGCTCAACCTCATCACGACCAAGAAGAAAGCCATCTTGAGATTTGGGAAATTCACCACGTACTTTGATCATGTACATGGGGTTATCACGACCGCCATACTCCGCAAGTTTTGCTCGTATAAATTTTGCATCTACAAGCGGAGATTCTTCACTATTCAGTATTATCGCAGTAAACAATCCATCAGGATTTCCCGGGCGAATAGCTAGTCTGTGGTGTGAATCGTAGAAATAGCCTGAAGGTCGCGTAGGCTGGGAAAGAAGCAGAATACGGTTATCCTTACCGGTCAGCGCACCTGTTATCACACTGAATGCTTTATCACTCACACCCGACGCTTCGTCGATGATATACAAGAGATGATCGGCGTGTTCACCAGCCAACGCCTCCTCATTTCCGGGGCGACAGGACTTTATCAATATTGTCCAAACACCCTTGCCAGTCACCTCAAAAAAAGACGTTTCTGTAAGAATGAAATACTTCGACAACCACGGGAATCTGCTAACAGCAGTAGCCCAATTGCTCTTTATGTATTTGAAAATACCATCAAGGACTTGCTGTCTTTTGTTAGCGACCAGAATGACGCGAGCGCCGGGGAAAAACATGATGAAGAGTATTGCAATGATACTCGTCATATCCGATTTACCAGTACCATGGCCGGAGGTCACACTTGTCCAACTGCCGTCCTGCTGCGTGGACTCAATGATCTCATCCTGCTGCCAGGTTGGTGTCTTCCCAAACAACACATCAGCGGCCGCAATCCAGTCATAACGATATAGCGCCACAAGCTCGCGCCAACGTGGGTCCGTTACGCAACTTCTGGCCATTAATCATCATCCCCGTACAGTTTGCGGGTAACTTCTTCGTCTTCCTCCTCGTCTTCGTCCAGATCCTGTTCAAGCCATGCTTCGTTTGATATGCCTTCCGCATCGACATCACCATAACCACCTGTATCGACGATATCGGCAATTTCTTCTCTACGATGCTCAATCCACAATGCCGCATCAGCGCGGCGGCTGGCGGCCCGTTCTCGCGCGATTTTATCCAGATCTTCAAGTGATGGAGCGCCAGATGCTGTTTGGTTTTCCTCATCATCGGTATTGGTCTTAGGAGCACGCAGATCGGCTTTGATTTGCTCCAGCATCAGGGGCGGCACTTTTCCTCCATGCGCCTCGATGAATTCAGCCGCTTCCAGCACTGACCAGTTATTTTCACGCTTTCGTTCGTATGCCAGCTTAACAATGCCAGCTTGCCCCATAGACAAAGCGTGCTTTTCCGCCTCCCGGCTTTCTTTTCGATAGTTATTCCGGATGCTGTAAATGGTGTTGATCAGGCTGCTTATCTGCGCGGAACAGCTGTTTAGCATGCTCGCGATACGGTATTCAGGCGGAGTACCTTCATCATCGTCTTTTTGCTGATCGCGCATTTCCTGCACCAGGCGAATACACGTATCCCTGGCGTTCTCCAGCATAAGGAGATGAGAAAGAGACTTTTCCAGAAGAGTGGTTTCCAGAACATCGGCCCCGGACCGACGCAACATAGCGCGCGCGGCCTTCCGCGCTTCAACGTTATCTATCAGGTAATCGCCAGCTTCGAATTCAAAGCGTTCACCATCATCATCCAGGGTGTCGCGTTCCAGGCGATCACGTAAGGTCCGGTGGGCGCGGGTGATCACGTCATGATCATCTGAACGATCATTTATGCGCTTATTTTGGCGCTTCGCATTATCGACTGCGGCACTGACAACGGCATTAACTCTTTGTTTTTCATCCATTTCAGCCACAACGTGATCACCTGCACGTTGATCATTAGCGTGATCAATGATCATGCTTTTTAGTGGTTTCCTGACAGGCTTATTTGGCTTACGGCTGTCCGCTGTTCCGGTGTCTTCTTTGAATGCACGGAGATAACGACGTGCGGTGTTTGGGTTGAGATTAAACTCGGCGGCATATTGTGCGATGGTGTAACCACCATCTCGCGCCAGGCGAGCAAAATTCTTCTTGTGATCGTCCCAGGTCACTTATGCTTCCTTTCGTATAAAACTCTTTTTGACGCGAGGGTAACGAAAGTCACATGTCAAAAGGCCCGGAACGGGCAAGCAATCAATCAGATACGTGCGGATGTGGCATTACCGTAATGACGGTGCTGACGGACCACCTTATTGAAAAATTGACGCGCCATTACCCAAGGCTGGTGCTCCCGGCGTTCCTTTTCGTCCTGCGTCATATAGAGTTCGTTCTGGAGTTTTTCATCAAACCGGCGCGGAGCGCGACTGCGGCGAAAGAATTCAGGATTCAGAGAGTGGATCTGAAATCTACGTGGGCGTGTACTGTCATCAATCAAAACAGACGAATACTTAGACACAGCGATAGCCTTTAAGCGCAGATAAACATCGCGCTTATCGACATCCAGATGCGGGTATTCCTTTTCAAGAATTGCTGCGAGTTCTTTCGCTGATAGAAGAGATTTAGTGCGGATCATGTAATCCGCAATCTCGTACGATGTTATTCGTGAGTGATTTATTTCCATGAAGTGGCGTCCCTGCCAGTTAAGTAACATCCTGTCACCTACTGATTAGCCCATGTCAACTAATCAACGTCGAATATAATACCCTCGATTAAAGAAATAGCAATACATTAGAGCAATTTTATCTAACACTCGACGAATGACTTGTGATAGCGCCAACTCCAAGCGCGTAATCAAAGAACAATCGTTGATGCATCGCCAGCCTACCGTGCGTCTTCTCCCAATTATCGCGGTCACGCTCAATATCACGCTGGCATGACTGGCACAGAGGAATAGCATAAATGTCATGCGCGCATAATCGACTATGACGAACTATATAAGGCGTAATGTGAGCGCCAGCTCCCGCAGCTCCACAGCCACAGCATGGACGGGAAGCCACAAAGTCCATGTACTCGGGCAATTTTAGCGATTGAAGTTTTGGTATTTTGAAATGCGCCATACCTGGGTCGGAGTCAACATCCACAGGGCATACTTTTGCACGCATCGGCGCGGCGCGTTCTTCCATCATCTGAACATATGCTGTAGCGCGATCGTCATACGGGCGAATATCCGCCTCTTTCAGAGGTCCGCTATCCTGCGGAATAGCCTTCATCTTATTTATTGATATGCGGCAGACTTCTTCCGGCATCAGGTGCATCATGTTGCGCATGAAAGCCCACCAGCACAGCTCCTGAATACTTAAATCATGGCTATTTGAAAGGCCCATTTCCTGACGGGCGACATCCAGTATCCAGTTAACGCGATTATTGTGCAGCGTTTCTTTCAGCTCATTAAAACCACGCATCCGATAATGGTGATCGTGATGCCAGCACAACAACACCGCGCTATTGTCTCGTTCAGCGTGGACAATATGGTTGTCACACCAACTACGATCTGCGGCCTGGCATTGCCCCTCTTTCCTGCGCAACCACGCCACCAGCGCGTCAATTCCACCAATACGGCGAAACAGTTCATCGCTGTTAAAAAACGGCTGCAACGCCTCATTTGTTGCCATGGTTTGCTCGGTAACAACGAGGCCGTCTTCCATGTGCTCGATTAACTCACGCGGCACCGGCTCCATAATAAATTTACGGCCAGCCTCCACCAGCTTTCTGACCTCCTGATCCACTTTGAACGTGGCGAGGCCAAGCTCTTTCTGTACAAAGGGAGTAATTACGGCTTTCACATCACACCTTTAATCACTGATTGGGCTTTATCTGCTGCCCGGCATTCTCTGTTTAAGCACAACCATTTCCTGACGGCATAACACAGCAATAGCAGTCCTGGCTCCAATTTGCTTACCAACCAGGTATTGCTTTACCTCGCGGCGACTCACGCCATCAAGAAGCATCTTTAACGCTTCACGGGACAATTTGTTGTATTTGCGTGCCATTAATCTACTCCGCAGAACCATACAATCTACGTAACGTGTCGGCGACAGAAGATACAGATATCTCGCCAGTCGCAGCGCCTACAGTAAGGTCTGCCAGTTCAGGTGAATCAAATACCTGCACCCCGTTACGGCGTAGAAATAGCAGCGCGCTGTTTAGCGCGGTACGCTTATTGGCATCATTGAATATATGCCCTCTCGCTGTAGCCACCAGGTAGGTGGCGGAGACTTCGAAAAGGTCGGTGATCTCTTCGTAGGCAACTCTGGCCTGAACTCTCCCGATAATGGCCTCTGCCCTACCCGGATCTGACATTCCCGGCAGGCCGCCGTAGCGGCTTATATTCGCATCATGAAGCGCAATAAGTTCTTCCGGTGATATATGCCTCATTATCGGTTAACCAGTTCCTTGTTGGTGGAGTCCAGGGTGTCAAACAGGGATGCAAATTCAGCATCCAGCGCCGCTTTTTTGTAGGCTTCGAAAGTAGCCTTGCTGACAATTACTGCTGGCTCACGACCTCTGCGGGTGATTTCAACCTCTTCCCCGGCTTCAACATTGTTGAGCACTTCAGAAAGGTTGCCGCGCGCGGTACGGAAGTTAATGGATTGCATAAACACCTCGTGTACTCGTTATGTGTACACAATTATAAACTTCACAGGCATAAAGCACCAGCACTTTGCGGCTTAACAAACCTCTAGGCAGGTCATTCGTAGCCTAATGTCCGAACTGCTAAAGCATCCAAGTTGCTGTAGAATCACCGCCAATTACATAAGCCTGAAATAAGTGGATGAAAATGACAAGTATTCAACAACGTGCAGAGCTTCATCGTCAAATCTGGCAAATTGCTAACGATGTCAGGGGTTCGGTCGATGGATGGGATTTTAAGCAATACGTTCTGGGCGCACTTTTCTACCGTTTTATCAGCGAAAATTTTTCCAGTTATATTGAAGCCGGTGATGACAGTATCTGTTATGCGAAACTGGATGACAGCGTAATTACTGATGACATTAAAGACGATGCCATCAAAACTAAAGGCTACTTCATCTACCCCAGTCAGCTTTTCTGCAACGTAGCTGCGAAAGCAAATACCAATGACAGACTGAACGCAGATTTAAACAGCATCTTCGTTGCTATCGAAAGTTCTGCTTACGGCTACCCTTCAGAAGCAGACATCAAAGGTTTGTTTGCTGATTTCGATACCACCAGTAACCGCCTGGGTAACACCGTTAAAGATAAAAATGCCCGCCTGGCTGCGGTTCTGAAAGGGGTTGAAGGGTTAAAACTTGGTGACTTCAACGAACATCAGATTGACCTGTTCGGTGATGCCTATGAGTTCCTGATTTCTAACTATGCGGCAAATGCCGGTAAGTCAGGCGGTGAGTTCTTTACACCGCAGCACGTCTCCAAGCTGATTGCACAACTGGCTATGCACGGGCAGACCAACGTTAACAAAATCTACGACCCGGCAGCGGGTTCCGGCTCACTGTTGTTGCAGGCTAAAAAGCAGTTTGATAACCATATCATCGAAGAAGGCTTTTTTGGTCAGGAAATCAACCATACAACCTATAACCTGGCACGTATGAACATGTTTTTGCACAACATCAACTACGACAAGTTTGATATCAAGCTGGGTAATACACTGACTGAGCCACACTTCAGAGATGAAAAACCGTTTGATGCCATCGTTTCTAACCCGCCGTATTCGGTGAAATGGATTGGCAGCGATGACCCGACGCTGATTAACGATGAACGTTTTGCCCCGGCTGGCGTCCTGGCCCCCAAATCCAAAGCTGACTTTGCGTTTGTACTACATGCGCTGAACTATCTTTCGGCCAAAGGTCGTGCTGCGATTGTCTGCTTCCCGGGTATTTTTTACCGTGGCGGCGCGGAGCAGAAAATCCGTCAGTATCTGGTCGATAATAACTATGTCGAAACCGTGATTTCACTGGCACCGAACCTGTTCTTTGGCACCACTATTGCTGTAAACATTCTGGTGCTGTCTAAACATAAAACGGATACCAAAGTTCAGTTTATTGATGCCAGCGAACTGTTCAAAAAAGAAACCAACAACAATATCCTGACCGATGCCCATATCGAACAGATTATGCAGGTATTTGCCAGCAAGGAAGATGTTGCTCATCTGGCGAAATCTGTTGCGTTTGAGACTGTTGTCGCGAATGACTATAACCTGTCGGTGAGCAGCTATGTGGAAGCGAAAGATAACCGCGAAATTATCGATATCGGTGAGCTGAATGCAGAGCTGAAAACCACGGTCAGCAAAATCGACCAGTTGCGTAAAGATATTGATGCAATTGTGGCTGAAATTGAAGGCTGCGAGGTGCAGAAATGAGCGAGATGAGTTATCTGGAAAAATTGCTGGATGGGGTTGAGGTTGAGTGGAAGACACTTGGGCAAACTTGCAAAATTGAAACAGGAAAGCTTAATGCGAATGCGGCTGTTGATGATGGAGAGTATATGTTCTTCACGACAGCCAAAGAGACAAGCAAAATTGATAAATTCCGCTGGGATACAGAGGCATTGCTGATTGCAGGCAATGCGAATGTTGGTGAGGTGAAGCATTACATCGGCAAGTTTGAGGCTTATCAGCGCACCTATGTTCTGACAAATTTCGACGAAAATGTAAGTGTTAGATTTTTGTATTTTGTGCTTAGCCATAGCCTGAAGAAATATCTCGAGGAAAGAACAAATAGCGCGGCAATGACATATATCGTGCTATCAACCTTAGAGAATTTCCCTATCCCCATCCCCTGCCCGGATAATCCGGAAAAATCCCTTGCCATCCAGTCTGAAATCGTTCGGATTCTGGATAAATTTACTGCACTTACCGCTGAGCTTACCGCTGAGCTTAACATGCGTAAAAAACAGTACAACTACTATCGCGACCAGTTGTTGAGTTTTAAAGATGGTGAGGTTGAGTGGAAGACTTTGGGGGAAATTGGAGATTTTACATATGGATATGCAGCCAAAGCCATGGATTCAGGAGATGCCCGTTTCGTGAGAATTACTGACATAAATAAAGACGGGAAGCTATCGAAAGAAAACCCAATGTACGTTGAATTAAATGAGGAAAATGAGAAATATACCTTAGACAAAAATGATTTACTCATGGCAAGAACTGGGGCAACCTTTGGTAAAACAATGATTTTTGAAGAAGATTATCCAGCAGTATACGCTGGTTTTTTAATAAAGTTGAACCTAAATAAAACGATTATTAATGCCAAATATTACTGGCACTTTGCACAAAGTGATTTTTTTTGGGAACAGGCTAATAAATTAGTATCTGGTGGTGGGCAACCACAGTTTAATGCTAATGCACTGAAACAAGTCAGAGTACCTATTCCATACCCATCTCACCCTCAAAAATCTTTAGACGAACAGGGGCGTATTGTGGATATTCTGGATAAGTTTGATGCAATCACAGCTTCCATCACCGAAGGTCTCCCGCGTGAAATCGAGTTGCGCCAGAAACAATACGAGTACTATCGTGATTTACTGCTCAGTTTCCCAAAACCTGAAACTGTCAGTAATTAATTGACCATTATTACAGACCGGATCACCTTAACATCCGGTCTGTATATAGACTATTTTTTACACGCCGGAAAGCACCCTTAACGCCCTTCCGGCCCTTGCCAGACGGCATAAAGGATGCGCTATGACTCATCAGACACACACTATTGCTGAATCCAATAACTTTATCGTCCTTGATAAGTACATCAACGCTGAGCCAACAGGCGACAGCTACCAGAGCGAATCGGACCTGGAACGTGAACTGATTCAGGACCTGCGGAATCAGGGCTATGAATTTATATCCGTAAAATCTCAGTCGGCTATGCTGTCCAATGTTCGGGAACAGCTTCAGAGCCTCAATGGTGTGGTGTTTAATGACAGCGAGTGGCGGCGTTTCACGGAGCAGTATCTGGACAACCCGAGCGATGGCATTCTGGATAAGACCCGTAAAATCCATATCGACTATATTTGCGACTTTATTTTTGATGACGAGCGACTTGAGAACATCTATTTGATAGATAAAAAGAATCTCATGCGCAATAAGGTGCAGATTATCCAGCAGTTTGAACAGACGGGTTCTCATGCTAACCGTTATGACGTCACGATCCTGGTTAATGGTTTACCGCTGGTGCAAATCGAACTAAAAAAACGCGGGGTGGCGATTCGTGAGGCTTTCAACCAGATACATCGTTACAGTAAAGAGAGTTTTAACAGCGAAAATTCCCTGTTTAAGTATCTGCAACTGTTTGTCATTTCTAACGGCACCGATACCCGTTATTTTGCCAACACGACAAAGCGCGATAAAAACAGTTTTGACTTCACCATGAATTGGGCGAAATCAGACAACACGCTGATTAAAGACCTCAAAGACTTTACCGCTACCTTTTTCCAGAAACATACTCTGCTGAATGTTCTGGTGAACTACAGCGTTTTTGACAGTAGTCAGACGCTACTGGTGATGCGACCGTACCAGATTGCCGCCACCGAGCGCATTCTGTGGAAAATTAAGAGTTCCTTTACAGCGAAGAACTGGTCAAAACCGGAAAGCGGTGGGTATATCTGGCACACTACCGGTTCTGGTAAAACCCTCACCAGCTTTAAAGCCGCGCGTCTGGCAACAGAGCTGGACTTTATTGATAAAGTCTTCTTTGTGGTCGACAGGAAAGACCTCGATTACCAGACCATGAAGGAATATCAGCGTTTTTCGCCAGACAGCGTCAACGGCTCGGAAAATACCGCAGGCCTTAAACGAAATCTGGATAAGGACGATAACAAAATTATCGTCACTACTATTCAGAAACTTAATAACCTGATGAAAGCAGAAAGCGACCTGCCTGTATATAATCAGCAAGTGGTGTTTATATTTGATGAATGCCACCGCAGCCAGTTTGGAGAAGCGCAGAAAAACCTGAAGAAGAAATTCAAACGCTATTATCAGTTTGGTTTTACCGGCACACCTATTTTCCCGGAAAACGCCTTAGGCTCAGAAACGACCGCCAGCGTATTTGGTCGTGAATTGCATTCGTATGTAATTACCGATGCGATTCGTGATGAAAAAGTGCTCAAATTCAAGGTGGACTATAACGATGTGCGGCCACAGTTTAAGTCTTTAGAGACAGAAACTGACGAGAAAAAACTAAGTGCGGCTGAAAATCAGCAGGCGTTTCTTCATCCCATGCGTATACAGGAAATTACGCAATATATTCTGAATAACTTCCGCCAGAAGACGCACCGTACTTTCCCTGGCGCAAAAGGTTTTAATGCTATGTTGGCAGTGAGCAGCGTGGATGCTGCAAAAGCCTATTACGCGGCGTTTAAACGGTTACAAGAGGAAGCCGCTAATAAATCTGCAACTTATAAACCGCTGCGTGTTGCGACAATCTTCTCCTTTGCCGCTAATGAAGAACAAAATGCCATTGGTGAAATTTCCGATGAAACTTTTGATACCAGCGCAATGGACAGCAGTGCTAAAGAGTTTCTTGACGCTGCAATTCGTGAGTATAACAGCTATTTTAAAACTAACTTCAGCACCGACGGTAACGGTTTTCAGAACTACTATCGCGATTTAGCCCAACGGGTTAAAAATCAGGATATCGATCTGTTAATTGTCGTGGGGATGTTTTTAACTGGCTTCGATGCTCCAACATTGAACACGCTATTCGTCGATAAAAACCTGCGTTTTCACGGCTTGATGCAGGCATTTTCCCGCACCAACCGTATTTATGATGCAACTAAAACCTTCGGTAATATCGTCACTTTCCGGGATCTGGAACGCTCAACTATTGATGCCATAACGCTGTTTGGTGACAAAAACACCAAAAATGTGGTTTTAGAAAAGAGTTATGCAGAGTATATGGAAGGCTTTACTGATGCTGCCACTGGTGAAGCTAAGCGCGGCTTTATGGCAGTAGTTTCAGAACTGGAACAACGGTTCCCTGACCCTGCCAGTATTGAAAGTGAAAAAGAGAAGAAAGACTTCGTTAAACTGTTTGGTGAATACCTGCGTGCCGAGAACATCCTGCAAAACTATGATGAATTTGCCACGCTGAAAGCCCTGCAACAAATCGATCTTAGCGATCCTGTTGCGGTAGAAAAATTCAAAGCAGAACATTATGTGGATGATGAAAAGTTCGCTGAATTGCAAACGATTCGTCTCCCTGCTGAACGCAAGATTCAGGATTATCGTTCTGCCTATAACGATATTCGTGACTGGCAGCGCCGCGAGAAAGAAGCTGATAAAAAAGAAAAATCAACCACTGACTGGGATGACGTGGTTTTTGAGGTCGATTTGCTGAAGTCTCAGGAAATAAACCTGGATTATATCCTTGGACTGATTTTCGAACACAACAGACAAAATAAAGGCAAGGGCGAAATGATCGAAGAGGTCAAACGCTTAATTCGTTCAAGCCTGGGGAACCGGGCGAAAGAGGGCCTGGTGGTCGATTTTATTCAGCAAACGAACCTGGATGATTTACCGGATAAAGCCAGCATCATTGACGCATTCTTTACGTTTGCTCAACGCGAACAGCAACGTGAAGCAGAAGCATTGATAAAAGAAGAAAATCTCAATGAAGATGCAGCAAAACGCTATATTCGCACGTCTTTAAAACGCGAATATGCCACCGAAAATGGCACAGAATTAAACGAAACATTACCAAAACTTAGTCCATTGAATCCGCAATATAAAACGAAAAAACAGGCAGTTTTCCAGAAAATCGTCTCGTTTATTGAGAAGTTTAAAGGCGTAGGCGGAAAAATATAGCCCAATTCGTGTTTTTCTTGCGGGTTCTTAATTAAACCCGCAAGAGACCGTGGGGTTCCAAATGGCTAATATACTCCCCTTATCCATGAGCGACGATGCCGCCAAAAGTGATAGAGAACAACCAGAAATAGATCGCGGCCATAATGATTTTGAATGCCGTGTTCATATTTTCAGCTCCTGTGATTGATTGGATACATGCCGCGCCTTGCGGCATGTTTTTATTTTCACTTTCTCTGTTTTAAATATCAAGATTTATTAGAGCAATTATTGTTGATGAAGAAGCGTGTTTTCATACTCCATGACCATTAACGTAAGCACGCCGTGACGCCTGAAAACACGCGCCACTTCAATCTTATCTTCCAGCGCGAACGCAATTTTGCTTAGACCAATTTTCTTAAGGAGATCAATCTTTGCTGGACCGTCATTTCTGTCATCGGTGGCGGGACGCATAGATAGCAAAGGCTCTGCCCCGTTTGTTACGTACTTCCGCAGCCAGGCTCGTGTTTTATCCCTTGCGATCTCACAGCGCCCGGTTACAAACCAGACCGTGTAAACGTTAAATAACTGGCGCACCATATCAATAACTGGAGTGATGGGAGTATCGGTGTCACAGGCGAGATTAAACTCGTTCCAGTCCTTTGTTAATGCACCTTTACCTGGTGGCGGAAGCAAATGCAGTCTGTCTTCAGTTGCCTCTGATATTGTTCCATCAATATCAACTATGACGATATACGGACGTTCCTGGTGTGCGTGTTTATTGAAAATACTCAAATGCCCTCCTCATTGGACGAAAAAAATGCTGGTGGGCGCACTCCACCAGCATTAAAAGTGACACTGTAACTGTCAGCGAACGTAAATAGTGCCGCCGTTCTCTTTTTCCCATGCATTGCTACGTGCATAGCAAACATCGAGAAGTCTTCTTGCCGCTGTTTCCTCTAAACCCAATTCGACAACCAACTGCTCATGACGGCGGGTAACCACATCAAACAGGGTATGCAGCCCTTTAGCTGCCAGATCATCAATAAATTCCGGTTCGAACGGCAGCTCTGCATCTGCCAACATAACCTCTTGCGCCCACTCGACACGGCGGACCAGTTCCGGGCGGCGGCTTTCCATCTCTTTACAGATCAATTCATGGAAGAACTCTACCCAACCTTCCGGCTGGAACTCGCGGAAAATGGCCAGCGGCTGGAAGTTTGGCATCAACCATTCGTTGATTCGGATATCAATGGCATAGCCCATGTCGCAGCAGAACTGATAAGCAAAGTCCAGCTTAGAAACGATATAAGGACGCTCGTTATTGAACTCTTTAGGCGATGAGATCCCATAAGCCAGGAGGCGCGGGAAGAAGGAGATTTGCCCTAACGTCGGATGAAGTTTGCTTGCAGGGAAACGGCGCTCAGTAATGCCATACATTTCCTTCTTGAGCGTCGCAAATTTGGCATTCTCATTAACCAGCGCGGTAACCTCTGCTTTTTTATTAGCAAATGCCACGCGCGCTTCGCTTGCATCTTTAATAGTTTTTTTGAGCTGTTGGTTAAGGTCGGCGACCTGCTTACGCAGTTCCTGTCGCTCGCTTTTAGCTTTGTTATAGCGTTTCTCAAGGTTAAAAGGATCAAGTTTCATGATCTCTTTATATTGAGATTTTAGCGTTGAAATCTGTGAGTTCCGCAGTTCAACCATCGCGGTCATTTCATTGAGTTTTGTTTCCAGCTCAATGCTTATACGTTCGGCATTATCAGCACGCTGGTTGGCGTCATGCGTCGCATCGTCGATCGCGTCCTGTTGCTGGCGTTTCAAATGTTCAATTTGCAGCTGAAGCTCTTCAATTTCTTTACCCTTCAGACCGAGATCCAACTGCATATTTTCAGCTGCATCTACCAGGGAGTTATGGCTATCAGCTTCTGCGTTATAAACATCAATAAGCTGTGCGTGAAGCATCTCCGCTGACTGAACCGCATTATCAAAAAAACGTGCTGTGAGGTCATCACAACTAACGCGGCGTTGCGCGGCCCGGATGTTCTGGATAATGGCCGGGATACCGGCATTCAGGACATCAGGGATAGATACATTTTCGATTGATTGGTTTTGTGCTGAAGTGCTCATTTCAAAGTTCCGTATTAGCTTGTGCTTCGGTCATTTTTCCTAAGTATGAAGGAGGAAGGACTACGCAATTTGTATCCAGTCCCTCACCTATGGCAGCCTGTAAAATTCTGGCTAAGGTGAGTCTCTTGTTGCGATACCTGGTGATGACATGCCTGATACCGCCGGTCGGCGTAACAAAGGCGATCAGCCAGTAGTGATATTTCCGTCGGAATGGCCACATAGTGCACCTTGTAGATTGCTCTAATAAAAAACGTGATGAGTGTACATCACGTTTTAAAAAAATTGAATTATTAGAGCAATATTATTCTGATTCTCGCTCAAAAAATGAGCTGATAAGGGGAAGCCAATCCTCTGACACTTCGCGAGGTCGCGGTTTGCCGTGGAAAAAGATTATTCGGCAGTCTTTTGGTAATGCCCCATTCCCCCTGGAGTAACGCGCGCTCGCATATTTTGAACCTGGTTCCACAACATCGGCCTTGTAACTTACAAACCATCCTGGATACAGATCCTGAAATGCTGGTGTATCATCGCCCATAACCTTTCGTAAGAACCCCTGGTCACCCCAGCACTCAGTAGTGACACAACGAGAAATCCAACCTTCCGGATCTTGCCAGAATGAACTCCAGATATGCGCTTTAACACTATTTGGTATCCACAGGGCACCGCTGCCACGATATTGTGGATGGTAAAAATCCCTAAGCATGGTGAAGCTGGTTGGTGGATGCTCTAGGATTGGGCGTATATCACCGGCAATAACCGTGTCCAAATCCAGATAGAACAGATCATCGGTTATATCCGGTCGGAACAACTCGATTTTCGCCCACCAGCCACGGCACTTTTGCCACTGGTTGATCAATGGGACAACTTTGACGCCAGGTACATGTAAACGCTTCAGGTCTGTCAGGCAAATAATTTCATAGCCTTTTGGCAGTTGATTAACCAGCCACTGCACATCGGAAGCGTTATAGTCACCACCAGAGCGAAAAACTAAAGCAATCTTCATGCTGCACCATCACCTTTCACTTTCATCAATGTCAGGTTTCCGCAAAATACGGCACTAGTGTCGATATACTGCTGATTCCAGAATGTCTTCGGGCTTTTCACCGGAGTGTGACCAAAGATAAAACGATCTGCGCCCGAAATTTCGCCACCAATATCATCCATCGAATCACTGATACGCTCGCGCGCCCAGACAACGTTGAAAAGCGGCACCTCCTTACCGAATTGGTATTCATTATCCGGATAGTCGGCATGGGCTATAACGATAGTTTCTTGCCCCGTGTTCAACTCAATGATATAGGGCAGACGCTTTACCAGCTCCACCAGCGCCCAGGCTAATATTTCCTGATCAGTGTCCAGCATGAAGAACCATTGTCCGCCATTCATTAGCCAGTTATTCACGTTGCCATCTGGACTTAACGCATCAATCATCAGCCGCTCATGGTTCCCCATCACTGCCCTGAACCAGGGCATCTGCAATAGTTCCAGACATTCGACATTTTCAGTACCGCGATCGATAAGGTCGCCGACCAATATCAGTAAATCCTGCGCCGGGTCAAAATCCACACGATGGAGTTCGGACATCAGTCTGGTGTAGCAACCATGCAGATCACCAACAACCCAGACATTCCTGTATTTGGTACCGTCGATACGGTGATAAATTGTGGGTGCCATCATGTATTCTTCAGCCATTCTTTAAGAGTCATCTGCGGAATACCTCCCATTTTCCCGCATGAAACAACGTCAATCTGTTCACGCGCAGACTGGAATAACAAAGGCAGATGACTTAGATTTTTTGGCGTGCCGCCGGAGTGAACGCGTAGTTCTTGCGTAGCGTCAACGCCCACCAGAGCTACATGTTTGAATCCGATATGGAAAGCCAGGTTCAGAGCACCATATGCACTATTGCCGCTGGCAATTTCATTCTCATCTTCGCAAAGGCCGAAATGTGCGGACCAGCGCCACGCCCACCACTCGGGAGAATTCGTATTTTTTGGCTCCATGCCGCGTTCAGCCACACGACGGAAGCACAGAACGCCATCTCTGACTTCACGTTCTTTAACATCGGGTAGTGCCATGCAATAACAAACACCACGGCGACGGCGGCCACGACCAACGCGCCGCATATTGTCTGGGGATGGATCAAGGGTGAAAAAATAAGAAGCGCGGTTAAGCCAGTCGATGGCCCCATTGACCGCTATAATCGGCACTCCGCGCGGCGCAACAAAGTTTGCGGCGCTTGGGCCACTGCCGACGATAATAACGCGATCACTGCCTCTAAATTTATTCTTGGGAAACATTGAATTGCACTGCTCCTACTTGCATTCAAAATATGTAAATCTGCGTGTTTTTTGCGGGTATCCAGGAACTGCTGTTGCCATTTTGAAATAGACACCTGCGTTGGATTCCGTAGTGCTTGAGGGTGCGCGCCATGCCAATGAAGGCCGTTTTGCAGAGAACAGTCATAGCCGACTAATACCACTACTTCAGCCCCTGATTCAGCAGCCAGACTGATAGCCTGCGCGCCGCTATTTACCCCTTCCGCCGGTCCACAATATCGCCTGTACTCCAACGAAAATGATTTCGCCGCCGCCAGGTTGGCTGTCACTTTGCGGAATCTCCCTCCCGGTATGGTGGATCCGTATTGCTTCCACCATGACAAATCACCGGCGTATAAGGCATAAATGTCATCGAACATCTGCCAGGAATTGTTAACCGCGATGATTGAACAGCCAGTTTTTTCTATAGCAGCACAGTCCTCACGAGTGAGTGACGGACCGCTACCGACACAAAAAACAGTCCTAGTCGCCCTGGGTGGTATGTTCATTCTCAGCTGCAAATTCAGCCTCCAGGCGAGCATTCATTTCAGCGATTACAGGGTCCACTACAGCATCTGTTTCCTGTTCATTACGCGGCATGATCGATGCCAGCGATTCATAATTAACCTTGGATGACACGACTATTCTCCCGATGTTAATGTGCGCTATATCAAATGGCGCATATGTACTAATTAATTTATTATTTTAAGCAGCATACAACCACTTGTCGCCGTTCAATACATGCTCAATAGCCTCACCCTTTTTAAGGCTTATGTATTCCAGGATGGCGGTTATCGCTTGTTCTGCACCATACGCAAGAACGACGTAGTAACCTTCCTCTCTAAGCCTGCGCATCCAGGCGATCTGCTCTTTCGTCGGGGCTTTACCATTTGGTTCTTTAAGCTCAATTCGCATGCCGTGATAAATACCGCATGCTTTATCGAGACTCATGTCCGGATAACCTTTTTTCTGCCCTTCAGCTTTCATTTTCCCGGCGGTTGCTTTTGAACGTTTCCCTCCGTTAGGCGTTGCATGCAACAGCTCATAGATGTCAGGGTGCTTGCGTTCGAAGTAATCAAAAATGAAAACCTGCTCGAAGTGCTCGCAATTTCCGTCGCGCAGGTCTGGGTTCTTTGCCAGTGCTGCAAGTGCCTTCGCATGTGGAGAAACTTCTTTTACCGGCGCAAGCGATAAGAATGGATCCTTTTTGGTTTTTGGCCTGGACCGCCCCTTATTTCTACGCTCACTAAAAGCCTGAAACTCTTCCTCAGTAAAGCGCAACATAATCAGTCAAATCCTGCCGGTCGCATGCCATATTTACGCTGTTTTGCGGCCTGCTCTTCCCTGTGCCATTGCGCACATTCAGCGTCACAATAAATGCCTGATTCAATCGATTCATTGCAGTAACGACACTTCCCTGTAAATACCTGGCTCACGACCTGTGCCTGCTTTCTGATGTTATCGATGGCCATGTCTTTGAGAGCTTCTAACTGATTCATGCTCAGCTCTGCATCATCAACACGTTCTGCCAATTTTGTTTCCTCGTGAAGAACCTACTTAAGGGCAGAATGATACATTTCACAATCAAAATTGCACTAATAATTTTCTTTTATTGAGTTAAATATTCAACAAATGACTAGCGGTAGAATCACCATCATCTATTTCTGGCAGGCTGACTATGGCTACATCAATCACTACAACCCAAAGCACCCGGCAATATCCTCTGTCGCGGTATGACGACCGCAACATAGCCGATCCAATACTCAGGGCAGAGCTACGCAAAGAGGTGATGCTTATGTGTGAATCGAACGACAAGAATCTGACGATTTATTACGTTCTTCCCGATGAGCAATATCGCCCGGATTTGCTGGCTTACCGTATGTGGGGCATAGCAGAGCTACGCTGGGTTGTGACGCTCGCCGCCGGGCTTGAGGATGAGTCTCAGGGTATGACTGTTGGCAAAAAATTAAAACTCCCACCTGCCACATGGATCCGCGAAATGATTCGCCATTTCCAATATGACGGCCAGGTGATAGGGACATTATCCATTGCGTAAGGGAAATGAATGCCAACTGAATATGCTCGCGACAACCTTGGTCGCTATCAGACTGATGGATTAAGTGCAAAAGACTTTAATAAGGTCTTCGATCTTATCCGTAAACAGCAGCGTCAGAATCGGCGAAACGCGCGACGTACACTCACCCCAAGGATTATGGGGATGCGCAACCGCGAACTTGAGGCATTCCTCAGCCTTGGGAAAAAGAAAGATGGCACCTACTTTACGCCAGAAGATATACGCAGCTTCAACACCTCAAGGCAGGCTCATAAAACAAAATTCAAGAGCACGGTACCCGGCATTACCTATGCTCAGCTGGTGGCGCAGTCCACCAGCATTGATATAAAACGCGCTAACAACAAAGTTTCTGATGGCACAGGGATCAAAGCCGCGACATTCCTCGGGCTAAAACACAACCTTGCATTGATATCTGTTAATGCCTCGGATGAGTCGGTCCACCAGCATCATCGTGTCAGAATTCGATTTGAGGAATGGGATAAAGCCGTTGAGGAAATTGCTGAAGACGGTGCGAAAAAAGCCCGAATCGCTGCCGATCTCTGCAAGGGCCGGGTATCTTTCGACTGTGATTGTGGACGCCATCAATACTGGTATCGTTATATGGCCACGGCTGGTAACTATGCTGTCGCGCCGCCAAAAGAGTATGCATTCCCCAAGATCCGCAACCCTGATCTGACTGGTGTAGCCTGCAAACATGTGTTGCACGCTATGACGCGTTTTCAGTCTCCCACATGGCACAAGGCCATCATTATTGCCCTGGAAAAAGCAGCTGAACAGGTGGCCTTCGGCGATGACAAGCGGAAGACAACAACCTATTTCAAAGGCGAACTGGCTAAATCACTCGCGCGCAACCGGACAACAACGACGGATCAGGCTAAAGCGGCGCGTGAGTATGAGTTATATCTGAAATCTCAGGATGCATTAGGCAAAAAACTACGCGCCAAAGATAGCGCCACGGACAACGTTCGCCGGTTGTTAAAAAAAGCTCGCACCACGGCAAACAGGAAGAATGCCGAACTAAAAGCCTCGCGGGTGAGGGAAGCCCAGGCCCGCGCTGAAGCCGACGCTCTCAAAAAAGCCCTGCAAACGCAGGCGAACAACCTCATAAAGTTTTTCATGAGTCAGGGAATGGACAAGGCCGCTGCCACTGCGCAGGCGCGAAGCATTCTTGAGACACAAATTAACGAAGCCCGTAAACGGAAAGGATAATCGATGGCAGGTTTCTTTGATGACATGTTTGAGGACACAGAACCATCACAACAAGTGACTGGTGATAACCTCCCGGACACCGAATCGGATCCGGATATTCCAGGCGAAGGTTCTGAACTGATTGAAGAGGAAGATATTGATGCTGAAATCGAAACCGATGGTGTTAACGTTGGTAATATTGTTGATCCTGTGGAGGACAATCACCTTCCCAATCTGGATCACGGCCTGCTTAGTGATTCTGGTGTGCGCCACCGTTATCAAGGTCATGCAGTTTTTAATAACCTTGTGCGGATGGACTGGCTCAAAGCAATCAAGCTAGACCCTGACTCATTCGATGCAGTTCTGTATCGCGCAATACCTTACAGAGACAAAAATGCACCTGAAACGGCATCTGAAATAATAGAACCGAACCAACGCATATATGACTATCAGGATCCAGAACTGATAACGGCCCTCGACTGCCTGGATGAGATGGACGCCTTCTACGCGCTATACGACGGCAGTGATAATACGGGAATTAGCGACAGTGCTTTAATCCTTCGGTTAGCCGCCGTCAATGTGCCAGTGGGTTCTATGCTCGAATGGCTGGAACAGCTGTCAGACGGCACAACCATTCGCCGCTTCTGGTACATCCATAAAATATTCAATTACGGCACTGCCAGGGTAGGCAGTTTGTTTTATTGCGTGCCTTCACGCGCCTTTGAAGGGAATTTCATCGGTGATTCTGAATAATCAGGAATGGCTACTGGCCATCTTTAAGAAAAAAGGTCTTACTCCAACCGGTAAGCTGGAATTTGCCACTATTGATGGCATTGATTCGGCGCTCGCACAGGCTTTAAACGAAGCGTTCGACTCACAAGTTGTCAGCTTTAATGATCGCACTAACCAGTCATTCAGGGAGTTCCTGAAACGCACACCAAGAGATCGCATAACGCTCGGCACTTTTAGTGATGTGAAGGAGTGGTTGTCGTCATTTGAAGCCGATCGCGCCGGGCGCAAAGATACAGCCTCTGCTGGCCCGGTAAATAAGCTGGCAATGCCGCTTGTGAATCTGTCTCGTTCTCCCGCGTTTTCAATTTATGAAGGTGAACTGTGCCGGGATAATTACGATGAAGGGCATGTCACCAATGAAAATGATGAGATTGAAGCCCTGGTATCGACTATCCCTTTCTCACTGGAATATTCGCTATGGATAGCCAGTGACGAGAAGGAATCTCTTGGGATGGTTTCAACTGCATTAGCATTCTGGCTACGAATGTATGCCAGCCTCGGGCAGGCATCTTTCACTCACATTGCCAATGTCGGCGGTTATGAGATACCGGTTACCTGTTACATAGAAGGGCAAAAATCAATCGCATTTCAGGATCTGACCACCGGCACCGCCGATAACAGGCTGTTCGCGGTTGGATTGAACCTCACAGTAGTGGCGGAGCTTCCTATCCTGGCTTATATGCAGCAAACCACCGGCACCATAACGGTAAAAGCGAAAATTCTGGAGGAATGAGATGGCCACAAAGACCACCACAGCCCCAGAAACTGATTCAAAACGCACTCAGCTATTCCTGCAATCTGTTTCAATTGGGCAGAACGAAATCCCTCGCGAAATGATCGTAGGATGTACCTATGTCGAACCCGGGGAGCTATCTGGTCCCCAGCTTATGCTCATGGTCAGGGATTCAACGGCTTACGTGGTCAATAAGCTGGGGGTGAAATTTGGAACAATACTGACTGTTTCACTTGGTGATCCGGAAGGTCATGGCGGCATCCTGTTCTCGGAAGAGTTCTTCGTTCTTAAAGCGCCGCGCAAGGACGATACCGTACTGATTTACGCGTTTAGTAACCCGGTGCGGTTATTGAAAGTTCCGTCCACCAGCGCACAGTATTTTGTTGATAAGCCCCCATCAGCCGTAGTTTCCTCTCTTGCCCCTGGTCTGAAGGTAAATGCTGACTCATTCAGAAAAACATCCACATACCACCTAAATGTTGGAGAAAAACCGACCAAGGTATTGCAGGAGATAGCCCGCGATACCGGTTCTATGTGCTGGGCATCCAGGGGGACGATCAATTTTAAAAGTATGGAAAAAATGGCAAACGCCGCTCCATCGCTTACTTATGAGTCCGCCAATCCCAACACATCCGGATTTACAATTAGTCAGTTCAACATCCTGAATGCCGATTATGAATACCAGCGCCGCCACAATTACAGAATGGCCAGTTATGACATGACCAAAGGTGTGGTTTACTCAGGTAACCAGGAAGACCCCATTAAATTTACGAGCAATCCCGATCCTACCGCGCTGGCGAACTACAACAAATTCATTCTCCCCCGCCTCGATATGCTGGTGGAAGGAAATGCCGCGCTAACTCCGGGTACGACGCTGAAAATTGTCGTGCATAACACGGCAGGTGACGGAGAACTCGATGAATCTATCCCTGACAAAATGATAGTGATGTCCGTGACTCATTTCGAAGACCGCTTCCGTTTTGTCAGCCGTGCACAGTTAGGAGTGGTAAATGGGTAGTTTGACAGGGAAGTATCGGGCTGTAGTGGTAAGCGTCGATGACCCTAAAGGTCTGATGCGTACACAAATACGCGTTGTCGGCATGATGGATGGGTTACCAGATGCCTCATTGCCGTGGGCAGAAGCTATATTGTCCAATGCAAACACGTTTTCACCATTTCTGCCCGGCGATAAAGTATGGGTAGAATTTCCCTACAATGGGGATTCTCGATGGCCATTGATAATCGGTTATGCACAGGATGCATCCGGTGGCGCTCCCAATGTGCCGCCTGAAGCGTCAGGACAAGGTGAAGGCTATGTACCGCCTGAAGTCGAAGGTGCACCAGCACAACCATCAACCAGCGCCAAAAAAGACTTTATTTCGTCGCGGAACGGACTAATGGAGGTCCGGACGGCGGGCGGAGCCTGGGCCGTTACGCACTTGAAAAGTGGAACAACAATCGGGTTCAACGAGGCCGGGGAGTTATATGCCATTTCTCAAGGTCCGGCATTCATCTCTTCCGCAGGAAATCTCGATATAAAGTCAGGCGCGGATGTCGCCCTGAAGGCAGGGGGAAGTATGGCGATAGAGGCCAGCGGGAATCTATCCATAAAAGCCGCTCAAGTCTCTGTTGACAAGGCTTAAGAAAAGCCCGGCGTTCGGGCTTTTCTGTTATGACGGGTTCAATTTTTTATCCGTTACCGCGCGACGGTTTCTGCGTGACAAACGTCTCAAGCATCTTTTCCGCAATTGCCGACCAGGTGTGACACTGGACCTTTTCAGCATTTTTCACGCGATCAACGCGAGCAATAACCTCATCCCAATCAATCCGCGACTTGATAACCATATGGTTCACCAACTCCAGGCGATCCGGCGGAAGGCAATCGGGCGGCGTTAATATCAACGCTCCACACATTGCCGCCTCAAGAACAGTTAATCCAAGGCTTTCGGGATGCGTAACGATAAAAACGTCACTCTTACGCAATTCAGCTGCAAATTCGGTTGCTGGTACCGGCGTCCGTCTGTATGGGGTTACCGATATATTCCCCGGATCAATGGTAATCAATCCGTCATCGGTCAACGTTCTGGCCTCATACGGAACGGCCAGGCGCTGAAGGTTCATAAGGATACTTAAGGAGTGATCAAACCCACTAACATCAAATGCAGCGTGGTCTACAAAAATACGCAGAACATCGTCTGTTTTGGTTTCCAGGTGGAACAGCTCCTGATTCGCTGCCCATCCAACATGTTTGTTAAAGCGATTATGACGCTCTAACCGACCGGGATTATCCAGGTACCGCCAGGTATCATCGCGGACAGTAAAAGTAATATCGACTGGTGCCGAATCCAGCATAGAACCGTCATATACCTGGGCTACCCATCCAGAGAATCGGCGACACAGTTGCATGCCTATTTCCCTGGGTACCGTAGTAAAATACCTCAATCCTGGTGCCAAAATGGCCTTCGCAGAACATGCTGTCGCAGCAGTCAACACAGCTTCAACATAATCCTCGGGGCTTTCGACGCCAGGGGAATATGGACGATGGTATTGCAATGTTACCCCTGCCTCACTAAAGGCGCAGGCCAGGTTATAAGACCACATTTCCGTATATGTTTTCACATCACTGATGGCTGCAAATTTTCGCCCAATGATCAGGATGTTCATCGGCTTTTCCTCATTCCATTGCATTAATAATCCTCTTGCCAGTCAGCACCGGCATAGTTATCAAACCGTGAGTATTGGCCGTTAAAAGCCAATCTCACCGTGCCAATTGGGCCATTTCGTTGCTTTCCGATAATTACCTCGGCAATGCCCTTCATTTCGCTATCCGGGTGATAAACTTCGTCGCGATACAGAAACATAATCAGGTCTGCGTCCTGCTCAATTGCTCCTGATTCACGTAAATCTGAATTTACCGGTCGTTTGTCCGCACGCTGTTCAAGCGATCGATTAAGTTGTGACAATGCCACCACCGGTACTTGTAATTCCTTCGCCAACGCCTTCAGTGAGCGAGAAATCTCGGCAATTTCCAGCGTTCGGTTATCTTGCAGCTCGGGGACGCGCATAAGTTGCAGGTAGTCGATCATAATCATGCTCAAACCACCATTTTCTTTATAAACACGACGAGCGCGGGAACGTAGCTCTGTCGGCGTCAGGGCGCTTGAGTCATCAATAAAAATATTCTGCTTGTCCAACAGAATACCCATTGCGCCAGAAACCCGCGCCCAATCATCATCGTTAAGTTGCCCCGTTCTAATACGAGTCTGATCAACGCGTGCAAGAGAAGCCAGTGAGCGCATCATCAGCTGGTGGCTCGGCATCTCAAGGCTAAAAACCAATACGGGCTTATCGTTACGAACTGCGGCATTTTCGACGAGATTCATCGCAAACGTAGTCTTCCCCATAGATGGGCGGGCGGCGACAATAATGAGATCGGACGCCTGAAGTCCTGCCGTCTTCTTATTGAGATCGGTAAATCCGGTATCAAGCCCCGTTACACCATCATGCGGTCGCTGAAACAACTCTTCTATGCGAGATACCGTTGCATCGAGAATGCTGGCGATATCTTTTGGACCACTACCGCTCTTTTGTCGTTTTTCAGCTATTTCAAAAACGCGGCGCTCGGCCATATCCAGCAATTCATTGCTGCCCCGGCCATCCTGCGCATATCCAGCTTCGGCTATTTCATTTGCGACGGAAATCATTTCACGAACAACCGCGCGTTCACGAACGATATCCGCATAAGCACAAATATTTGCCGCGCTGGGCGTGTTCTTTGACATCTCCGCAAGGTACGCAAAACCACCGGCGCGTTCTAATTTACCGTTCTGTTCAAGTGCTTCAGCAAGTGTTATCAAATCAATCGGTTTGCCATGACTTAATAACCTCTCCATCTCACTGAAAATTTCACGATGAGCACTGGTATAAAAATCATCAGCAACTATACGATCTGCAACTTCATCCCAGCGGCAGTTATCAAGCATTAAGCCACCAAGTACAGCTTGTTCTGCACTAAGGGAATTTGGCATGGATTCAAGAGGGGATGCAGACATTAGCACTCCATCCAGGCGTGCTGAATGTCAGATATAATCGGCATACTCAAATCACTCCTAACGATATGAGTCATCACCAGAAAATCAGGATTAATGCGCCGGACTCTTCCCGGCTGTCACACCGAATCGCCAGGATGGTGAATCCGCAGTCCGACGCTATGAACGGGGCTTGCACATTCCGGCTACCTGGTTTGTTGCCTGAGCTAGGGGAAAAGGTAACCCCTTTAACGTCACCAGACCGCTAACGACGCATGTGCCAGACGCCGTGTTACAACCAAATATGGTGGCCCCTACCGGACTTGAACCGGTGACCGTGCGATTATGAGTCGCCTGCTCTAACCACTGAGCTAAAGGGCCAGATTACTGTTAATTCCGCTTACGCTTTTTGCCAGGACCGCGTAAGGCTTTTGCTGCTTGCTCGACCCCATATGCAACAACCAGCAGAAATAAAAATGTCCACCAAGGGTTCTTGTCGGCAAACGTCCAAAATTCCATCATGTTATCTATTTGGTTATTTCACCGGAACAAACGGAACAGCGGTATTACTGGTCATATACTGCGGTAGCGTTCCGTTCCATTTGTTGATCGCTTCCAACTCCATAACGCCGGGGTTCTGGCGCAGAGCCTCACCGCGTAAACGAATGGCATCAGCTTCAGCCTGGGCTTTTGTGCGAATGGCATCGGCCTGTCCGGCAGCTTCTGCGCGCAGCATGTTGGCTTCTGCTTCGCGTTGCTTGACTTCCTGCTCGCGTTGCAGAGTTTTCTGGTTCGCCGTGACTTTGGCATTAATGCTGTCGATAACGGTTGGCGGGTACTCCGGCTTGCCCACATATGAGAGGCTCATTACCTGAATACCGATGGGCGTCATTTCTTCCTGGATGTCTTTAAGAGCTGCATCCAGTAGTTCAGACTTGCCACCGTCGATAAATTTGTCGGTGGTCATTTTGCTGGCCAGTCGGTTAAGTGCGTCAGCAATCTTCTGGCGCAGGTCGGTGTCGGTAATGTCATCCACGCCTTTGCGGTAGGTCTGAAATACAGTTGTGACTTTTGCCGGATCAACCTTGTAAGCTACACCAATGTGGTAACCAATTGTTGTCCCGTCGCTCATTTGGAAGCTGAACGGATCATCATAGGTCTTCATTTGCTTAAAGGTCGGGAAGATATAAACTTCTGTGTTCCAGCCTGTCCAGTAGCGACCAACGCCAACTATTTCGCCGACACCTTTATCATCCCCCAGCTTATTTACTTTGATCCCTACATTGCCTGGTTCTACCCGGTCGCATCCGGTCAGACATAAAGAACCAAAAATAATCGCTGCACTAATCAACGTTTTTTTCATTAATCAATTTCCTGGTTTTTTCACGAAAAAAGACTACTGCAAAAGCCGGGTAAATGAGCGCGAGAAGGACTCCCAACAATACAAGTATTGTGCTGTTAGATGAGATCATATTTGGCAAAAGCCAAACATACAGAACCAGTGACACAATCAAACAGAGGACGGCATAAATATATAACCGCACCCATAGCGTTCGACATTTGTTCGGATTGTTCTGCATCCTCTCACTCCATTATTTAACGAATAAAAAAGCTGCGGTGCCTGGTGCCTCCAGGTGACGTTAACCAGTTAACAATTAACGCCGGGATGTTTGACTTAACCACTAAGGAGGATTGTTTTAACTGTTCCGCGTGCGCTTAGCCGCATTCACCGCAATGGTAAGAGCACTTGGCTGGCTGGGCGGCGATGACGCCTGTACGCATTTGGTGATCCGGTTCTGCTTCCGGCATTCGCTTAATTAGCCAAATACTCTTAACGTTGCACTGGCGGAGAGTAATGGAATCGAACCATCATCGCTTGCGCAATGGGACGGTTTTCAAGACCGCTTGAGCACCATGCGCCCTACTCTCCGGCCGTTGTGGTGGCCGGTACTGAATCTCCGGCATACGGTGCAGCCAATTAGGACTACGGACGATCACCGCTCGCGAAAGGGAAGATTTGCGGCCGCATTTCCCTAACATCCAAGAAAGCTATCGCATCAGCCTGCGAATCCACCACAACGTTGAGAACACTGGTTGTCACGCTGCAACGCAACATTTATTCGTAGATTGGGATATGACCCCGTTACGCCAGTGTTCTCAACGTTGTAGTGCCGGTTACGGTTCCGGCCAGGCCTCTTCCTCAACGGGGTGTTCTCCGTACGGACTACCGTTTATTGGTCGTTCCTGCGGTTTATGTTGTGAAGCCAGATGCTTATCTTCTGGTTGCTTCAAAGAGCTGCACTTCATCACAACGGTAAGGGTACTTCGTAGGGATTCGAACCCTCTGCCAAGCACGGCGATCTCCGACGTCGCAAAATACCCTTACCTGTTGTGTTGGTGCCGGTTAACGGACTCGAACCGCTGACATCCTGCTTACAAGGCAGGCGCTCTACCAACTGAGCTAAACCGGCATTGGCGATGGTGGATGGATTCGAACCACCGACCAGTTGGTTAACAGCCAACTGCTCTACCGCTGAGCTACACCATCACTTGCCGGGTACGTCTCCGGCGAGGGCTTCCACCTCCGTATGCTTTTCGGCGCACCGCGCCCTGGCTGCAATTCGGTAACAGGGGATGCACAACCCTGGCTTCCAGCGTGATTAGCGCCTTCAGCATGACGGGATATACCCGTAGTAGGACGTTATCTTCAAATTGCTAAAAGCAATTGCTGTTACGCAGAATGAAAAAGGACGTAACAGGTAAGGACGCTGACCAAAAAGATGGCCTCTTCTCGCTCATCTGGTTAATCGAACCAGCGCCCTTACCTGTTGTGCCTCCCCGTTCCCTAATACACAGACGGGGACACTCTGCGGTCGATTTTTTGACGGGGGACGACTCATACCCCGTGGCGTCTGGCTTCTTAGGCCGCTACCATCATCAGATCATCGTTTGCATTTACTTTAATGGTCAGTTTATAAACCGCCGCAAAGTCGCTAACCATGACGAAAACCCTGAAAAAACGCCCACCCGAAGATGGGCAAACTGGAAGCTCGTAACGCACTTCGGCGTTGCCACTTAGGCGCATGGTCAACCTGGCAACTCGGTGGTTTGTCTGGGAGGACTAGGCCCAGCCATGCTTACCGCCGCGCCTGTCGCGGCTAACAGCTAAATCGCTCTATAAATCACGATTCATTGAGGCGATATTACACTAATAAATTTATTAGAGCAATATACCTAAAACGTCATGAGCTACACCTCGAGTGTCCCCCTTACAAGACACAGAACGTCTGGCAAAAAGAGGTTCCACTCTGAAGCCATTGTCATGATAAAGCTCTCTGATGTTTGGCGCGCCACTATTAGTAATGAGAACCTTTGCACCTCGGCGATGAGCATCCGTCAACAGAGACACCAGGCGTTTTTGCTCTTCAAACTTAAAGTCATGACCGGAATAGTTCGTGAATCCCTCTGTATTTGGAAGCGGTTCATATGGCGGATCGCAAAAAATGACATCTCCTTCTCCGGCAGCTTCAATCACCGCAGCAAAATCACCACATACAAACTCAGAACGACCTTCCGCACCGAGGAAGGCTTCCATCTCCTGTAATGGGAAATACGGAGTTTTATACTTCCCATAACCGACATTGAACTCACCGGCCTGGTTGTAACGCGTCAATCCGTTAAAACAATGTCGGTTCAGGAACAAAAACGCCGCTGCGCGATGTAAATCATCATAGACTTGTTTGTTAAACGCATTCCGTACTGCTAGGTATCCTTCCTGTGTGTTGTAGTCCTGGAAAAACCGATGCGCCAGAGTGATAAGTGAACGTTCCTCACGTTGCAAAGTCTTGTAAAAGTTAATCAGGTCAGCATTCACATCATTTAGCAGATTTTCCTTGTATCCGGCATTCATGAAGACAGCTCCGCCACCGACAAAAGGTTCAATCAGGCGCTTCCCTTCTGGCAAATAGCGAAAGATTTGTTCCAGAACACCAAATTTTCCACCAGCCCATTTGAATATGGACCGTTCGAATTCTGCCGCTGGTTTAACTTTTCGCTCTTTTGTTTCATTCCCTTCATTCTGCCGACATGCAGCCTTGGTAATCCGATCGCCAATCCAGCGCATTACTGGTATCGCCATACTATTGCCGATCGCTTTGTAACGCGGTCCGTCAGCTGCAAGCATCGCGGCCTCTTCTTCGCTCAAATCAGGATAGTTTTTGCGAAGGTATGCCAGTTCATCTGAAGAAACTTTTTTACGCTTTTCCGTAGGGATCAATGTATGTCCATCAGGAAAACCTTGCAGCCTTTCACATTCGACAGGGGTAAGACGGCGCATTCTACCGTCGCCGAGCAATACAATTGGTGCTTCATGGTTACATGTCAAAGTTGGTGCCGAATTATCGGTTTTTATCTCAGCCCCTCCTTGCCCATGTGCCATGGCAATTATGTTTGTATCATCGCAAGTTCTGATAGCGATGTTTGAAGTATATCTGGTAGTTTCCTTCCCCTCGCCTCTGCTCGGCGCAATATTCCGGCGCACGCCTTCGAACTCAAAAAGTACCGTTGCGGGATCGAGGTCTGTTCGAGCACTTGCGACAACAAACACGCGTCGGCGTCGTTGTGCCACTCCGAAGTATTGGGCATCAAGGATTCTCCAGGCCACTTTTCGCTGCGGTCCATAAATACAACCACACTGCGGCCACTTTGGAGCATGGCAACCGGTTTTGACATCCCACCGCCAGAACGCGTTACTTTTTCCTGATTCAGGTCGATCACCTGGTTCGAATGGCGCATCTTCTCCAGCCAATCCGGCAAGGAAACATCCGAAGGCGTTATCTGCCGATGACAAGACTCCTGGGACATTTTCCCAGACGATAACTGCTGGTTTGAGAAATGACTCAGCCCGTTTGTCGTCAATTGCATTTGCAAGCTCCACATACTTTAAAGTTAGCGCGCCACGCTCATCATCAAGCCCACCACCTAATCCCGCGATACTGAATGCCTGACAAGGTGTTCCCCCGACGAGCACATCAGGGGATTCGATTTCCCCAGCCAGGACTTTTTTGGCAAGTTTTGTCATGTCGCCAAGGTTGGCGACATGGGGCCAGCGGTGCGCAAGAACGGCTGATGGAAAAGGCTCGATTTCAGCAAACCACGCCGGACGCATACCCAACGGTTCCCAGGCCATACTCGCGGCTTCAATTCCACTGCAAACAGATCCATAGCACAGCTCTTTCACTGCTTAGCCTCTCCGCCAAGGGCATTTACCAGAGCATCAACCAGGCACGAAATTTCACTGGTCAACAGGAAGAAATCTGCGTCCAGTCGCTGCGCAACATCTTCACTATCAATATCAGAGTTCTGCTCAAGCAATTCATCCGCAAATTTGACGCTGGTAAGGCTGAAGTTATGGTCCAGTGTAAATTTAATGCGGTTCTGCCAGTCGATTGCCAACTTAGTGACGAGCTTGCCAGCTTCCAGGTGTGTGGAAATTTCATCGCTTCCCAAATCCTGCTTTTTCACTCGGGCAATACCGCCATCCTCAAGCACTGCCTTAAGTTCTGCCGCATCCCCCATTTGAAATCCCTGTGGAGCACTACCATCACGTACCCAGTCGGTCAGCGTTAATTCAATGGGATTTTCAACACTCAGGGGAACAACAGGAAGAGAACCCAGAGACTTACGCATAAGCGCGAGCATATCTTCTGCCTGCCGCGCGCTGGCATTGATATAGATACGTTTAGTTGAACCGTCGTAGATCGCCTGGATAACAGAAAACTTTGAAAAAGCCCGTGGAAGAAGAGAATGCAGAACTTCGTCTTTCAGGGAGTCCTTCTCTGTTTTCTTCAGTTTACGCGCTTGTTCTTGCTCAAGTTTTTCAATTTTTTCTTGAATAGCTCGCTGGATAACCGGCGGGGGAAGAATTTTTGTTTCGCGCTTTGCTTCAACAAGGATAAAACCATTTCCATGCATAGCGATAACTTCGGAATTATCACCAAATGGCGATACAAAACCGAACTTGGCCATATCCTGACTACCGCATGGCGTGAAAAGGATCATTTTCTTTTTATCTTCTAAGTCGGTCAGATCCGCCTCACGAGAAAGTTTATAAATAGTAATGTTTTTCCAGTGCTTAAACATGTTGTAACCCTTGAATATCAACCACAGAAAGCTCGTCTTTGTAGAAAAAGGCCAGGTTGTGGCACCCCCTCGTTTGAGCGTATGAGCTGGGACCAATTTCGTTCTTCCAGACAAATGGCTTCAAATCCGTACGGCGAAGCATAAAAACGCGATTTGTTCCGCTCTGATTCCCAATGAGGCAAAAGCCTTCTTTCACCTTGATAGCCTGCAAGTTGTCGAGTTCACCGCTGGTTACACGGCTATCGAACTCCTTGCGGCTTATTAGCTCCATCTGCATCTGACGACTCCAAACAAATGCCCATTGAAGGGCGATGGCTGAATGGTACCGAAAACACGACATAAAAAACAATATTTATTAGAGCAATTTTGCAATAAGTAAACGCCATACAGACCACAAATAACCTAAGTTAAAATAATGAAAATCAGAGCAAATAATTGGTGGTGATGTGGCGAGTATTGCAACAAAAGACAGCATTTGTTCGGGGCACGGAGGATTCCCATCCAGGCCTCCCGTAGAGAGCGAACCACTACTTAAAGTCAACGGAGTCGAAGTGTTAGTTGATGGTAAGCAATATGCACAGCATACCGATGGGAACAGCACGCACGGCGGGCAAGCTATATCAACCAGGGCATGGTTTACCGTCAACGGGAAAGGGATCGTATGCGTTGGTGATCCTGTTTCATGCGGCTCTACCGTTGCAGCCGGAGACGGCCTGGTTCAGGTAAGTTAGGAGATATCATGCTGGAAAAAGACTACCAGTTATCCGCATATAAAAAATTGGCCGCAGCCGGTGGGATGAAAACACCTGGTGCCATAACATCGGCACGAAACAGTGCTAACACGGCAAAACAGCTTGCAGAAGAATTGATCGGATTAATTTTGGATACAATTGTCTATCCCGACACTATTACCAGCTATGTTTCAACGATCAGAACAACCACAACCGGCTTAACGAACATTGGAGAACTGGCAACTAAGCACGCGGACCTGTTGGCTGGTTATGCAGATCTGTCAATGCTGCTTCAACTCGATATTGGTTGGGATGTTTACTGCCGTGCTAATGAGCGAGAAGTATCAGAACTGCCGATCTCTATTGCCATTGGTGATGTGACTATTACTAAATCGCTTGAGGACGCTGTAAACGCGCTTAATACATCAAGTTTAGTCGCTGCTATGGGGGAGATTAACCAGACCCTTAACACTGGCTCAGGAAGCTCGTCAGGCTCTGGTTCAGGCGGCGGCACTGCCACTCCACCACCAGCACTAACAGAAGAGCAAATTGAATCTCTGAAAGTAGCAACTGAACAGTTTGGGGTTGTTTTCAACCAGACAACAGCGCCCACAACTGCGTTACAACAGCAGTATGAACGAGCGAATGAAAGCGCCAACGTAGCCATAACTGCTTATAACCATGCTATCGGTACCGCGCTTGCGGAAGCATCAGCAAATAAGGTCAGCACAGCCAGCGCAGTTGCCGCTTTGGTTCCTGATTCTGTTCTTGATGAATTAAACAAAGCGGCACAGTAACAAAGGACTTCATTGATAATTTTTCTTCAGGAGGAAGACATGTCATTCTTTTCTACGTTAAAAACAGCTTTGTCTTTGAAGGAGAAACTTGCTGCTACTGGTGTTCTTGTTCTGATTTGCGCACTTGTTGGTGCTGGGTTTGCGTGGGAACGTCATCAGCTAAAGCAAGCTATGGAGAAAATTGGCAGTCTTGATCAGGCTGTTAAGGTACGTGATAAGTCAATAATGGATCTTAACCAGACCATTGAGACGATGAACAAAGCAGAGCAACATTTTCACAGCCAGGAAGTGAAAAATGAATCAGAACAAGCCAAGTATGCTGACAGGCAAATGGAACGAAAAGCTGAAGTTCAGAAACAACTTGTTGCGGCGGGTAATGTTCGCCAGCGTATTCCTGCTGACACTCAGCGGTTGCTCCGGGAGTCGATCAGCGAATTTAACGCCGACGCCGACAAAGGTTAACCACCCTGCCCCAAAAAGTGCATTTATGTGCAGGATGCCAGAGTTTAGCAGTGAATATTTTGATGATCTGCCAGCGTATATCCTCGATACAGAAACGATGCTGATGGGGATTAACAGGAAGAATCGCAACGTTAATGATTACAACCGAGCTATTAGCGGTAACTAAAAGGGATTTTTATGTCTGATAAAGTAACAGTAAAGCAAACTATCAACAAAGCAACTTCAATCTACAAAATTGAGCACATCACTGTTGGCAAGCCAGGATCTGAACAATACCGTCATGCTTTCGAGCTTGCCGATCAGCTTGGTTTAAAACACCCGGATTGCATCGAGCATGTATTTCCGACCTATGCTGATGAGCAATGTACTCATGTCCTTACCGAAGAGGATTTTTTCAGCACTGAAGAACGAGAGGGAGTTGATCGCTGCATTGGTGTGATTTGCTCTTCAGTGAGTTATGAGTTATTCCCTAATGTCCATGAAGATGGTGGTGTTGGATACCAATTCCTGTACGAAGGCGATGAGCTTAAATGTTATGAACATGGTCTTCTTATCGAAAGCGTAGAATAATACCCTTCCTTCCAACCGGCTATGTTGGCCGGTTTTTCACTTATCCACATTATCCACTGGGTAGATCCAATAATTAGGTCCATACAGATCCCAATTAGATCCATATAGATCCCTGATCGTTGCAGGCCGCGCCACGTCTGGCTTAGAAGTGTATCGCGATGTGTGCTGGAGGGAAAACGATGTGTGCTGGAGGGATAAAAATGTGTGCTGACGGGTTGCTAATGTGTGCTGGCGGGATATAGGATGTGTGCTGACGGGAAAGCCTGGGTAGTTATCACCACTTATAAAAGCTATCCACATAATTCGGAAAAAGTAATATGAATCAATCTTTTATCTCCGATATTCTTTACGCAGACATTGAAAGTAAGGCAAAAGAACTAACAGTTAATTCAAACAACACTGTGCAGCCTGTAGCGTTGATGCGCTTGGGGGTATTCGTGCCGAAGCCATCAAAGAGCAAAGGAGAAAGTAAAGAGATTGATGCTACCAAAGCGTTTTCCCAGCTGGAGATAGCTAAAGCCGAGGGTTACGATGATATTAAAATCACCGGTCCTCGACTCGATATGGATACTGATTTCAAAACGTGGATCGGTGTCATCTACGCGTTCAGCAAATACGGCTTGTCCTCAAACACCATCCAGTTATCGTTTCAGGAATTCGCTAAAGCCTGTGGTTTCCCCTCAAAGCGTTTGGATGCGAAACTGCGTTTAACCATTCATGAATCACTTGGACGCTTGCGTAACAAGGGTATCGCTTTTAAGCGCGGAAAAGATGCTAAAGGCGGCTATCAGACTGGTCTACTGAAGGTCGGGCGTTTTGATGCTGACCTTGATCTGATAGAGCTGGAGGCTGATTCGAAGCTGTGGGAGCTGTTCCAGCTTGATTATCGCGTTCTGTTGCAACACCACGCCTTGCGTGCCCTTCCGAAGAAAGAAGCTGCACAAGCCATTTACACTTTCATCGAAAGCCTTCCGCAGAACCCGTTGCCGCTATCGTTCGCGCGAATCCGTGAGCGCCTGGCTTTGCAGTCAGCTGTTGGCGAGCAAAACCGTATCATTAAGAAAGCGATAGAACAGCTTAAAACAATCGGCTATCTCGACTGTTCAATTGAGAAGAAAGGCCGGGAAAGTTTTGTAATCGTCCATTCTCGCAATCCAAAGCTGAAACTCCCCGAATAAGTGTGTGCTGGAGGGCAGCTGCATTCAAAAAATGTGTGCTGCCGGGAAGGCTTGTCCAATTTCCCGTTTTTGATGTGCGCTGGAGGGGGACGCCCCGCAGTTTGCTCAGACTTTCCCTCCAGCACACATCTGTCCATCCGTTTTTCCCTCCAGTGCACATGTAATTCTCTGTCTTTCCCTCCAGCACACATATTTGATACCAGCGATCCCTCCACAACACATAATTCAATGCGACTTCCCTCTATCGCACATTCTGGTCCTGCATCATCCCTCCAGCACACATCTAATAGCCTCATCGCCATTTCTTTACGTGCAATAATTTACGCACGAATCAAAATAAGTTGCACGTAGCAGAATCAAACGTACAATTCACTCATACGAAATGATAAGGAGATGATGATGAAACGCGATTACGGCGGTGTCGGCACCATAGCTCTTCGTGCAAGCGCATTACTTAAGGCCATGAGTCAGGATATTGAAGATCAGCGCAAAGAGTTCAATCAGACCGAGTATTATCAGACGTTCACTCGTAACGCTGTGGCAAAGTTGCCGAAGCTGAGCCGCCGCATTGTGGAGCAGGCCATCAAAGAGATGGAAGATGATGGGTACCAGTTCAACAAGAAACAGGTCGGTAACGTTGAACAGTACGCGCTGACCATCCAGAACGTCATTGATATCTATGCCCACCGTAAGATCCCCAAATATCGCGACATTCACAAATCGCCTTACGTTATTTTTGTCGTAAACCTGAAGGGTGGCGTATCCAAAACGGTTTCAACAGTCACGTTGGCGCACGCTCTGCGTGTGCATCAGGATTTACTGCGTCACGATCTGCGCATTCTGGTAATTGACCTTGACCCTCAGGCATCCAGCACAATGTTCCTCGACCATACTCACAGTATTGGTTCCATCCTGGAAACCGCCGCGCAGGCGATGCTGAACGACCTGGACGCGGAGACGCTACGCAAAGAGGTGATTCGTCCGACCATCGTTCCTGGCGTAGACGTGATTCCAGCCTCTATCGACGATGGCTTTGTTGCCAGCCAATGGAAAGAGCTGGTTGAAGAGCATCTTCCCGGACAAAATCAGTACGAAATCCTTCGACGCAATATCATTGATCGTGTTGCGGATGATTATGACTTTATCTTTATTGATACCGGTCCACACCTGGATCCGTTCCTGCTCAACGGTCTGGCGGCCAGCGATTTGCTGCTTACCCCTACCCCACCAGCCCAGGTTGACTTCCACTCAACACTGAAATATCTCACCCGTCTGCCAGAAATGCTGGAGCAACTGGAGGAGGAAGGCGTAGAACCGCGTTTGAGCGCCAGCATTGGTTTTATGTCGAAGATGACCGGCAAGCGCGATCACGAGACATCACACAGCCTTGCGCGTGAGGTTTACGCCAGCAACATTCTGGACTCTTCTCTGCCTCGTCTGGATGGCTTTGAGCGATGCGGCGAGTCTTTCGACACCGTAATCAGTGCCAACCCGCAATCGTATCCAGGCAGTGCAGAGGCGCTGAAGAAGGCACGAACCGAGGCCGAGCGTTTCACTAAGGCTGTGTTTGATCGAATTGAGTTTGTTAGGGGTGAGGCGGCATGAAAAAAATAGTTTCCCGTGGACGAGTGCTGGGCAAGAATAGCTCCGAGTTTGCTCGCATGCTTGAAGGCAGTGAAGGCACCAAAACCTTTACCCTAAAATCTGGCCGCCAGGCTAAATTCTTGCTTACCGTCGTGCTGAGTGGTGAGATTGAGTCGCGCACGTTCGTTGACCCGGCAGTTAACGGCCGCGATCAGTCTCTGCTCACCCCTGAGTCGGTAAGCGATATTTCCCGCACCATTAAATTGCAACAGTTCTTCCCGGCTATCGGTCGTATGGTTGGGGAGCGCATTGAGGTATTGGACGGATCGCGTCGCCGTGCTGCGTGTATCTTCAATGAAACGAAATTTGAGATTCTGGTGACGAAAGATGAGATCAGCCTGGCGGATGCCCGCCAGCTGGCCATTGATATCCAGACAGCCCGCGAACACACTCTGCGCGAGCTGGGTAAACGCTTCGAGGTTATGTACGGTAAGAATATGACCAAAGAAGAGATCGCCCGAGCTGAGAACATCTCAAAGGCTAAAGTGACGCGAGCTTTCCAGGCTGCCGCGGTGCCGGATGAGATGATTGCTGTCTTCCCCGTAGCCAGCGATCTCGCCCTTCCAGATTACCAGTTACTGCTCCAGATCTCCGAGGATGCCAACGCTAAAAGCGTGCCTATTGAAGAGCTGGTTGATACGGTGCGCGAACGAATTGCAGAGACTGAGGGCGCGAAAGAGGATAAAGCGAAGATACTGGCTATCTTCAAAGCAGAAAGCAAAAGCCTGAAGCCCGCGCCGGTTAAATCTGTGGTGGTTGAGAAGCTGCGAGACTTCTCTGACCGTCGCCAATATGCCCGAAAGAAGTCCGATCCGAAAAAACGGGTTGTCGCCTACGAGTTCTCCAGACTCCCGTCTGAAGTGCAAACTGAAATTGACGAAGCAATAAAAAAAATCATTGGGAAAATGTCTGCTGGGGAATAATCCCGCTGGTGGGAGGCGGCTTTAGCTCCCTCCCCTGTCTAAAATGTCCCGCGTCTATTTCATGTATAAATATATGATATATATAGATA